GACATTCTTTCAGAAGTGGAGGAGGAGGCATCCTCTGGAAAAAAGTCTGAAGGGGAGCCTGTTAAGCTGGCACCGGGCGGTTTGTTAGGCCCTGCCAATCTTGACGGTGCTCCCCAGGCAGGACAGTATCAATTTAAAGCGCCCGAGATTCCTAGCTATGAAATGAAGACATATTCAAAGCCAGGACAACCGGACGTTTATATTCCATTTTCTAATGGTAAACCCCAGCTACCAGTACCCGAAGGGTATAGCGAAACTAAAAAGCAAGTAGGTTTTGGTGGTGTGCTACAAGAAGCGGCTGACTATACGCCCACAGTTACTAAGACAAGAGGCATTAGAACAGGGTTAGAAGATACAAAGCCAACTGAAGAAGTTGAAAAGTACGGTGTAGAGACAGCAACCGAACAAGAACAAAAGATAGAGTCAACCGGACCTGTTGATGCACTTAACTATGACATCATTGATCGTTTAGCTAATCAATTAAAAAACCAGTACAACAATATCAAAGGTGCCTCTGGGTACAAATATAAATACGAAAGTGAACTGGATGCTATATTTAAAGCACAAGCTGCTAAACTTGCAGCCAATGGCATTAATGATATTTCGGATGTAGGCTACAAAGAAGTAGAACAATCTGACTTTATTAAGAATGCTTTTAAAGAAGGCGATAAATACTTTCAACATGTTGAAGACCAGAATACAGGAACAACTGAAATACAAGAGATTGATCCTAATAAAATTAAAAATATTAACGAGATCGAAGTTAATAGCTACGATCAAGACGGCAACCCAATTAAAGTAAAGCGATTTGAGATTGAAACATTTGCGGAGCCAAAGAGGTTTTTAATTAATAAAGCTACTGGTGATGTAATAAAAAAGGTAGGTCTTAAAGGTGCTTGGAAAGGTGAAGATCCAACAGCATTTAGTTTTGGTAAAGACGTTGAAATACAGCAACGAAATGGATTTAGCCGATGGGGTTTTGATACGTCTGTTAAAGGTATGGCTGATTATGGGATCGAGTTTGTTGACGGTAATGCCTACTTTATTCCTGTATGGAAAGACACTAAAACAGATCTAACTCCTCTTGTCATGATGGCATCTATTGCCCTCATGGCAGCAGGTGTACCGGCACAGATAGGACAGGCCCTTGCTCCTACGGCTACAGCAGCAACAGGAGCAGCAGCAACTGCAGCAGCAGCAACAACAGCTACAGCCACTCAGCTTGCTATTGGTAATGCCGTTGTTGGCGGTGCTATGTCTGCTATTACAGGACAAGATGTTGTTAAAGGTGCAGCCCTTGGTGGCATTAGTGGTTATGCAGCAGGAACAATCACACCAGCCTTTAATACAAAAATAGGTGAAGCCATACTCGGTTCTGGTGTTACCGGTGCTCAAACACTTGGGTCTGTCATAAGCAACTCGGCTGTTAACGGTGTTATGGCTGCTATATCAGGCCAAGATGTGGGTAAGGCAATGCTTGCTGGTGGTGTTGTTGGCGGTGTAGCAGCAAATGCTGCAGATATAACAAAGTCTTTAATAGGTGATAACGGTATTAAAGCTATTGCAAATACGACAAACCTCAGACCAGACCAAATACAAAACATGCTGTCTAGCACCATTGTTACAGGTGCTCGTGCTTTGGCTACGGGGCAAGACTTTTTTACCTCCATGCGAAATCATTTGTTGATTCAGGGCCTGAGTACTTCAGCAACCAATGCTGTAGTAAAAGGTCTTCGGGATAACATAAGCCCAGAAGCAGTTAAGCATATTGCAAATGTAACTAAAATAAGTACCTCTATATTTACTCAAGCAAAGCTACAAGGGCTTGACCCGGTAAAAGTATTACAACAGGCATACCCAGCAATTGTTTTAAGAAGTGCAATGCAGTAGTAATTAACCACAATACGTGGTATAATATGGCTACCTAAACCCCCTTATGTACCATATATGAAGCATAAAGCTCTTTTATGTATCATGTATGCACCATAAGCTTACGGTTAGCCCCATGAAAAGGAGAAGTAAATGGAAGCAGTAATAGATAACACACCCAAGGTAGCACAGATTCAAACCGGTTTTGCCAAGCGTAATGCTTTAGAAGAACGGATTGAAAAAGAAGAGAAAGAACTAGAGGCACTTCAAAAGGCTAATGTAGGACAGCCTGATGATGAAGATGCTGAAGAACCTACAAGTGCAGAGGAGAAAACCTTTAAGAAACGCTATGGAGATCTCCGTAGGCATTCCCAGAAACAGCAGGCTGATTTACAGAAACAGATTGATGACCTGAAATCTCAGCTTGAGCAGTCCACCAAAAAGCAGATTAAGCTGCCAAAGTCGGAAGATGAATTGGCAGAGTGGGCTAAAGAGTACCCCGATGTAGCCAAGATTGTAGAAACAATTGCAATCAAGAAGGCAAAAGAGCAGTCGTCTGAGCTAGAAGAGCGCATGAAAAAGATTGACAACATGCAATACGAAGCCCAGAAACAAAAGGCTGAAGCTGAACTTATGCGTCTGCATCCTGACTTTGATCAAATTAGGGACACAGACAATTTCCATAACTGGGTTGAAGATCAGCCTAAATGGGTTCAGCAAGCTCTTTATGAGAATGAAACCGATGCACTGTCGGCAGCTAGGGCAATTGACTTGTACAAAGCTGACATGGGCATGATTAAAAAGCAGCGTGGTAACAAAGAACTTGAAAGAGATGCTGCTAAGAGTGTACGTACTTCCAGGGGCAGTAATCCCGATTCTACCGGCGAAAGTGGTTCTATTCGTGAGTCGGATGTTGAAAAGATGTCTGCTCGAGAGTACGAAGCCCGTCAAGAAGAAATTGTGGCTGCAATTAAATCTGGTAAATTTATTTACGATTTATCAGGTTCTGCTCGATAAACACTTGACAAACCTAGAAGTTTAGATATAACTACGGGACAAAGGTGTAGGCATACACTTTTGTCCTATTTCCCGCCATCCGTAAGGATCACCGGGGTTTTCAATATAACGCAAAGCAACGACACAGAATTACCTGAAACAGATTTGCCCGTTGTACCAAGGGGGCACCCAAGGGAAAACGCACCAAATTATGTCAGCCTCTAGTGGTAGTGTGTAAGCGTATTTAATCTTAGTCGTTTTACGACTGGGTATTATTTTATCTTTTACATTGTCTTAGGAGGACATAAAAATGGCATTCCCTACCGCAGCGGGATATGGCAATCTACCTAACGGTAATTTCTCTCCCGTCATTTACTCCAAGCAAGTACAGCTTGCTTTTCGCCGTGCTTCAGTTGCTGAAGCTATTACTAACTCTGACTACTTTGGTGAGATCTCTAACTTTGGCGACAGCGTTAAGATCATCAAAGAGCCTGAGATCACTGTTAAGAACTATGCTCGTGGCACCCAGATCACGGCTCAAGATCTTGATGACGAAGATTTCACCCTTGTTGTTGATCAGGCAAACTACTTTGCTTTCAAGATTGACGACATCGAGGCTGCTCACAGCCATGTGAACTTCATGTCACTTGCTTCTGATCGTGCAGCTTATCGCCTGCGTGACCAGTTTGACGCTGACGTTCTTGGTTACCTCTGCGGATTTTCGCAGGCTGCTAAGAATGCCAAAGCAAGTGCTGCTCGTACTACCGCTCCTGGCACGAAGGCTGTTTCGACTGCCGGTGCTGACGAGCTTCTGTCAAGCATGAAGCTTGACCGCACTTCGTTTGCTGGACAGCTTACGACTGACGGTTCTGCCGGTGACTCGATTCCCCTTGGCCCCCGCCTTGGTGGCGAGACTTCCCTTTCTGCTACCCTTGTTAGCCCCCTGCAAGTTATTGCTCGTATGGGTCGTTTGCTTGACACGCAGTTTGTGGACTCCGCTGGTCGTTGGATCGTTATTGACCCTGTCTTCTTTGAAATCCTCAAAGACGAGGACAGCCGTTTGCTTAATGGTGACTTCGGTGGATCTGGCCTGCAAAATGGTCTTGTCCTCAACAACCTCCACGGCTTTAAGGTCTATGTTTCTAACAGCCTTCCTTCCGTTGGTACGGGTCCTTCAACCAGCAATGCTGGAGCACAAAGCTCCAACTTTGGTGTTATCGTAGCCGGTCATAGCTCCGCTGTTGCTTCCGCACAGCAGATCACTAAGACTGAGTCTTACCGTGACCCCGACAGCTTTGCTGACATTGTGCGTGGCATGCACCTCTATGGTCGTAAGATCCTTCGTCCTGAGGCCATTGCAACTGCTCGTTACAACTTAGGCGTTTAATAGGAGATAACGAAAAATGGCTACGACTTATGATATGACCGCTGCTGGCACGGGTGTTGCTGCTAGCTCAATCGCTGCTCTTCCTGATGTACGTAAACAAGCGTACATGGTTGAGAAAATCCTCGACATCGGCAAGCTTGTTGCCGCTGGTCGCTTTGCAACCGTTGCTAATAACGATGTGTTCCAGCTTCTTGAAGTTCCTGCTGGTACCCTCGTTCTTGCTGCCGGTGCAGAAGTTCTAACAGCATTTAACGGAACGACCCCAACTGTTGACATCGACTTTGATGCCGGTGATGACATTGTTGACGGTGGTGACGTTACTGCTGCAGGCTATCTTGCTTCTGGCACCAACGGTGGTGCTAACACGACCAGCCAAACAACTTATACCCAACTCGTATCTACGACTGATACGATTGACGTAAAAGTTATTGCTGCGTCTAGCGATGTAACTTCCGGTGTTATTCGTGTTTACGCTGTCCTTGTTGACATTGATGGCGTTGCCGATCAGGCTGACGAAGTTGATCGTGACCAACTGGCTTAATAGTTAGATGGTACAGGGTGGCCCCCACAAGGGGTCACCTTTTTTATTCACCTATAAAGACTTCAAATGGCAGCTACTTATCTAAGCTTAACGAATGAACTGCTAAGACGGCTAGGCGAAGTCGTAATGGATTCTGCTGACTTTGCTACAGCAAGGAACATTCAAGCTTTAGCAAAAGATGCAATCAATTCTTCCATTAGAGAGATATTGCATTCGGCCCAGGAGTGGCCCTTTGCAATTACAACTTACACTGAAACATTAGTTTCTGGTACAAACCAATACAGCTTTCAGTCCGATATGTCCAGTGTTGACTGGGATTCGTTTTACCTAAAGATTTTAACTTCTGTAAGTAATAACCCTGCAAAGCTTAGGTTAATTACATTTGATGATTACACAGCAAATTACAGACCCAATGAAGATCTATCAGGATCGGGTGGGCATTCTGTACCGGTGTATGTTTACCAAACACAGGAAACAAAGTTTGGCATTAGCCCAATTCCTGATGCCGCTTACGAAGTAGAGTACAAGTACTGGTCATTTCCAAGTGACTTAGTTAATCCTACAGACACAACTATTATCCCCGACAGATTTAAGAATGTGATCATTGACGGGGCTATGATGTACATGATGTTGTTCCGGTCCAATGAACAAAGTGCAGTTGTCCACCAGCAAAAGTTTGATCAAGGTATCCGCATGATGCGTAGGATTTTGATGGATGACCCTGTAAGTATTCGATCTAATTATATATTACGTCCGTTGTTTTATCCTAGGGCATTCTAATGAGTGACCGGATAGCAGGGTACAAGGTAAACTGTATTGGTGGCCTTGACACTAACCGTGACCTATTATCTCAACCTGAGATAGCTCCTGGTTCAGCCACACAGTTAATTAACTATGAGCCTTCTCTTTCCGGTGGTTATCGTAGGATTAGTGGTTTTGCTAACGATTATGGGACTGTCCCTGGTAGCGGATCTGTATTAGGGATTGCAGTAGCAGAAGGTATCAATGATGGTATCTTTGCTTGTAGGGCACCTACCTTTGGTAACACCGAATACTTTTATAAGTGGGATGTTGCCACAGACGATTGGATAGCTGTAACAACGCCGGGTTCAATTAACATGACCGGTGTTAAGAAAGTAAGGTTTGTTGATTATAACTGGGGTACACCAGCGATGGTTATTGCAGATGGTGCAAACCCAGCAGCAGTGTATAATGGCACTACATATACACAGATTACACATGCCAATGCACCAACAGACCCAAAGTATTTAGATGTATTTAAAAATCATTTGTTTTTAGCTGGAGATCCTGCAGAACCGTACAACCTGTACTTCTCTGCTCCATTTAATCCAACAGATTTTAGTCCTGCTAATGGTGCAGGTGTTATTAATGTTGGTTTTGATATTGTCCAAATTAAACAGTTCCGTGATGCACTGTTTATATTTGGTAAAAATAAGATCAAGCGTCTGTCTGGCACAAGTATTGCAGACTTTGTTATTACTGAGATTACAAATAATCTTGGTTGCTTGGCACCTGACAGTGTTATTGAACTTGCAGGTAACTTGATCTTCTTGTCACCGGATGGTTTCCGTCCTATTGCTGGTACA